TCCTTCAGGAACAGGGCTTGACTCAACAACTATCGGAAATTTTTTATTTGAAAAAAGAATATCAATGATCTGCCCGTAAGCGGCAAGAACTTTAGTTTTTGTTATTTTAATAAATACACGAGACCTTTCCGACTCACGGTACTGTGTCGTGCTATCGTAATAACCACGGTAGTTTTTGTATGCTTGTAGCCAACGTTGTTCAAATGATCGACGACCATTTTCAGAATCTTCAAATTTATTTTGAATGTAGCCAGCTAACCCCGGCATTTGGTCAATAGCGTCAACTATTTCAACGCTAGAGTCGTCCGGGGTTTGGAGGAAACCCTCTTCAGCCATAGTAATCTACCTTGTTAGCCGTATAAGGAAGTATCGTCTGCCATTGTGAACAGAGAAGCATCTACCGTTGTTTTAGTTTGAACTTTAGGTGCGTCTTCTGTTAGAACGTCAGTTTTTGCTTGCGTATCAAACTCTAAACCTTCACGATAGAGATTAGTTTCTCCAACATTAGTATCTACAGTTTGTTTATCTGAGTTCATGATGTCATTTGGTCCATAAACTTTCATTGTTTATCTCCTTGGTCTTTTTGATATAGGGGATTCATACTCTGGTCATCAGTCGTGGGCTGAATTTTTTTCGGGGATGAACTATTAAACAAATCCTCTACTTGGTTTACTAGTCCATATCCTAAGTCGAATAGTGTCGCGGGCTGTCCTTCTTCTGAGGGTTTTAAGTTTTCTTGGATTGCTTTTCGTAACATATACGCCCCACCTATGGTTCGACCTGCTCTAGCTACGTTTCTTAAGTTTTTTGCTAACTTTCTAAAAGAGGGCGGGGTCTGTTGTTCTGATTCTGGAGGAGGCGGTTTAGTTGAAGTTGTTTCTAATGTAACATCAAATAGTTCCAAAGCCTGTAAAACACTAGGCGATTCAGGACTATCTTCTTTTGGCTTTTTTGGTTGCCCTAATTGAGCAACTTTTTGTGTGGATTCATTTATTGCGTCTAAAGCTTCTAATATATCTTGGGGTATACCACTGTAATCGACAGGACCGCCCTTACCTTCAGAAACCTTCAGTTCTTCAGGCGGTGTTTCTACCCTTTTCGGACTGTCAACTTGTATGCGACCAAAATAATTAGCTCCCGAGGAATCTAAAAACTCTACAGCACGAGTTTGGTCTAAGTCCTGCGCAGAGCCACGGTCAAAAGTAAAATCGGGATCTTCTTGTTGAATTTCTTCTACAGCTTCTGCTATATACGTTTCAAAATCGCTTGCAAACTTGTTAGCTTCGCCGCGTTCATATTCTGAAACACGAAAAGGAAAACGGGAACGGTATGTATATAGCTCTCCAGTTCCGGGATCTTTACCCACAGAATTAAGACTACGACCTTCTAATTTTCCTAAAATACCATCACTAATGCGCAGTTCTTCTCCACGTGTAGCGTGGTAGTTACGGAAAAGAGACATGCCAAATTTTGAAGCAGATTCACCTTTAGGTTTAAGCGAATCGTAATACTGACCTGTGGATTCATCAAAAACGATGCCCGGAACAATAATTTCTTCAAGCACAGCATTAACGTCTGTCGTTTTTAAAGGTTTACCTTTTGTATCCACAAACAGAGGGCTTTGCTCATTTTTAAAAAACTTACCTAAACTTTTAACCTGCTGTTGTAACATTGCATCTGCCATGTTACTTAGCGGAATAGAAATAGCGCGTCCTTTTGCACCCGTCTCTGTAGCAAGAATATAAAGGGCACCTTTTTCAGGATTGTACTCCTTAACCTTAACGCCCAAACTTGCGTTGGGTCGTAAACCAGTATTCATGCCAAACATAATGGCACGTACGTGGGGCATTTTTTCAGGATTTTTATAGCCGTACTGGATTAGTTGTTTAACAAAATCTCCAATTACTTCTTCATCAGTAGACACTTGAAGCATGGAGACAGCCTTAGCTGGCTCTTTTATCCCAAAAAACTCAATGGCAGACTTTGGATTATTCTTTTCGTTTGGTACAAGAAATGCAGGGGGGTCAGATGGGTAAGCGTTGTAAATTCTGTTGCTTAAATACCGTAGAGTTTTTAAAGCACTTTTCTGAACACTGTCAGACGCACCCTCAGCTTGCGCGTTTCGCATCACTTGTTTTGCGATAGAAGGCACACCGCCTTCTTCTTTAAACACGTCAATTGCTGGTGTATTCTCGTATTTTTTAAGAAGAGAACCCAAAGATAAGGGTGTTTTCAACTCTTGCTCACGAGTGTATATCTGTGCAAGTTTTCCTAACGTAACTGTTTCAATGTCAATGTTTTCTAGAGGTAACGCCATCTAATATCCAAAGGTTGCATCTTGCGGTTGAAACGTGCTATTTTTTATATCCTGAAGAGATTTGTGTATACTGACATACCCTGTAGTTCTAGTCATGAGCATGTAGCGTAAGGCATCATAAGCATGGTCTTCTGCTTTTGTGTCCACATCTTCACTGTTTGTTTTAGAAAGAGGTATACCAGCCAGTTGTTTGATTATGTTTGTACAAGTATGAAAAAACTTTACCGTCGGTTCTTTGGTAAATTCATTATCACCGAGACGGCGATGTATTTCCATCTTGCCAGCAATACGACTACGGTCCGACGGAACCCATCGACAACCCGAACGAATCATCGTTTCAGCAATAGAAGGGCCATAGCCTGTCTTATTCCAACATGAAGAATCTAAAACAGTGTAATGTGGTTTAGGATCATATTGTTCTAATTCTAATATTCTAACGGCGAGTTGCTCTGCTGTAAAGTGTTTTACATAAAGCTCTCTATACACCCATATGTTGTTGTCCCAGTCGATTGCACCCCAGAGTACACATGAAGGGCTTGCATAGCCGTAATCTGCCGCTCTGATGCGCGGCCAGTTGGCGGGCAACTCAAATGGATCAACCACATGTTTGATTTTGTTAAATTCAGGGAAGGCACATCCTTCTGCCACATCCCAATCGCCATCAAGTAATCTCTTTCTTTCAACTTCTGGGAGAGAGAGGAGCATTGCCTCATACTGTCCATCCGCCATGAGATATGGGTTGTCGGTAAGTCGTGCGGGTACGAATTTTCTCCAGTATAGGGGTTGACCGTGCTTGCTGTGACCCTTTGGGTATATAAGTGGCTTTTCAGATTCAATATCGCTGGGGATGAAGCGAATGCCGGGTTCACCTTGGTCGATGTACATTTTCTTGACCCACCAGCCGCCAACGCCTCCGGGGTTAGCTGTACAGCGCATGGAGAGATTTGAGGAGAGTTCAGGGTCCGTGCTCCGTAAACGTGACCGTAAATATTCCCATACGTAGGGGGTGGGATACTGTGTAATTTCATCGATGGCTATCCAATTGAAGGCTTGTCCCTGATATCGGGTAACGTCTTTGTCTTTGTCAAGATAACTAAACCAGATAGTGGCCCCCGACGGGAAATGCCATGTGGATTTAGACTCTCTAAAGGAGGCACCGGGAAACGCCTTGGGATAAAGTTGTTTAGATTTGGAGATGAGTTCAGTCAATTCATCCAGAGTGCGACGGAGTAATAAACCACGATGATTAGGATTATGGCAATAACGGAGAGGATCTGCCAAGAGAGCGAAACTCTTTCCTCCACCAGCCGCACCGCCGTATAATACATCTTGTTCAGGTGCTGACAGAAAGTCTTCTTGTGGTCCATCATTCGGTTTGAATACAACTTCAGATTCTCCCACAAGCTTTTTAACTGCGTCTGGTAAGGCATTTAAATCTCCTACATCAATTACTCGTGAATTTTTACCTTGCAATGCCGTTTCTACTTTTTTAGCGGCACTTTCTCTTTTTCTAGCTCTTTGTATCTGTTTATCAGCCGCCGCTTTCTTCTTTTCAGCTTCTTTTTTAGAACGGCGTATACTTGCCTGTGTGGCTCTCCGGGCTTTTTCGGCTGTGGAGAGGTTATAACGAGCTTTAGGCGCGTTAGGGTCCTTTCTAGGCCGTCCACGGGGGCGTTTCAGAGCTTCATTGCTCATCTACGACGATTTCTTGCTTAGAGGGGAGTAAAACGACTCCATGAACAGCCTGTACATTGACATTATGAGTTTCTTGCTTACCTAAACCCACACGATTTAACAGAGATTCAGCGGCTTGAAGGCGAATATTGTCGCCACGTTCTATTTCTGGAGCATCTATAGTAGAAATTAGCTTATTTACGGCTTTTATAGCACCTCCTGCAAGCACACTGCGGGATCTTTCTATGATTTCAGTAGCTAAACTCTCTTTTAAGTGCCCTATGGAGCCTGAAGAGTACCCGGCTACCTCACAGGCACGGCTAAAATTACCCCCATTATCAAAAAGAGCATCTAAAAAAATTTTTTGCTGTTCATTTAGCTCTCTTTTACGAGTTTGCTGGGGTAATAAATTCATATTTTCTCCGAAAAACGTACAAAACGCAGTGGTGTAAAGACTTTATTACTGCAATGTCGATTCTCTTTACCGCTGGATTGCACAAATACATTATGGTATCTAACTTTTAATTTTGTCAACTAAGATAAAAACACTTGACGTAATTTAAATACGACACTAAACTGGGTTTGTAAGCCCACGGGGGTATACCCCCAAGCTTATCCCGCCGCATACGCCCGCAGGTACCCCCTACTTGCGGGTTTTTTTATGCCTGTTGGTTACCTAACGGGAAGCCGGGAGTGTACAACATTTGTACAGTAACCAAAAATTAAAAAAAATACCGTGGGATTGCTAGTACTAGTACGGGTACCCCCGGTGGCCCTTGCGCGGGCGTGTGTTGTACAAATATTAATCAATTACATACCCTCACCGATCCGCGCTAGGCAGACCCGAGGTCGCCTTTTGTAGATAGCCAAAACGTATGCACCAGAAACGCTATTACGGCCCCGTGCCCACGATTCAAAATTTACTTGGCCAACTTTTCCAACAACAATTCCCAAAAGTTTCCCGTCGATACCCCCCCTAGATTTTC